CGAGGCTTTGAGTTGTTCGGTAAATACTTTCAGAATTTGTGGGACTAACAATGAACATTGAACAGACCATCGTCGCCCTCACAGGTATAGGCTACCTCATCGTCGGCGTTCTTCAATGGAGCAAAGGCGAACTGAGCAACGGTATGATCTGGACAGGCTATGCGTTTGCACAGATTGGTTTATGGCTTAACATCAAATGATTGAAATAGTCTGAGTAGTTTACTTCTCAGCTTAACTAAAGGAAATGAAATGACTTACCCTATTGAGTTTCGAGAGGCCAAACGTGATGCCTTCTGTCGTGGTTGTGACACCAAGATTGAGAAGGGCGAACACATGGTCACCACCTACTCCTTCCGTAACCGAGGCCAGAGCATTCACTTCTGTGTCGCTTGTGCAGATGAGATTGGAAGGATGGTTAAAGACCATGAAAATGTCACACTGAAAGAGAGAGGTTGATGGCATTTATTCGCACTCACGTTAGTTGTGAACACTGCGGCTCCAGTGATGGGGCCAGCATCAACGACGACCACTCCACCTACTGCTTCGTGTGCAGTACACACACGCCCTCTTCCGAAAACATCACCATCATCAAGGAAACAAAAGTGATTGAACCAATTGCAGACATGAGCTTTGTCAAAGCTTTCAACAACGGCAACTCTGTCTCAGTGAGTGAGCGCCGCATCACCAAGAGCACGATGGAGAAGTATGGTGTTGTTCGTGAGAGCGGCAACTTCTACTTCCCCTACTACGACAAGGACAGCCAGCTTGTTGCAGCTAAGGTTAGACCTGTAGCAGATAAGAAGTTCTCCACTGTAGGTAAGTGGACAACAGGTACATTGTTTGGACAGAACCTCTACCCGTCCGGTGGTAAGTACATCACCATCACTGAAGGTGAGTTCGATGCACTGGCTGCGTTCCAGATGACAGGTAGCAAGTGGCCTGTGGTGTCTGTGCGTAACGGTGCTGGCTCAGCCTTGAAGGATTGCAAAGCACAGTATGAATATCTGAACAGCTTTGAAACCATCGTTGTCAACTTCGACGGTGACGAACCGGGCAGGAAAGCTGCTAAAGAAGTGGCTGAGTTGTTCGGTAACAAATGCAAGCTGTTCAAGCCTTTACCAGATCTGAAGGATGCCTGTGACTGGTTGAGTGAAAGTAAAGAAGCACAGTATGTTAGTCGTTGGTGGGCCAGCGAACCCTTTGTACCAGACGGTATTGTCTCTGGTAGCACACTATGGGACTTAGTGTCAGAGCCTATGGCACCTGCCGATTGCAAGTATCCTTGGGCTGGACTGAACGAACTAACCTACGGCATCCGCTTAGGTGAACTTGTCACCATCACCGCTGGTAGTGGATTGGGTAAGTCGCAAGTGCTGCGTGAGTTAGCATGGCACCTGATCAAAAACACTGAAGACAACATCGGCCTGATGTTCCTTGAAGAGAGTGTTCGCAAGACTGCATTGTCAATGATGTCGATGGCAGCTAACGTGCCTCTGCATTTGCCCGACACTGCTGTGTCAGAGGACGACAGAAAGATTGCTTTCGAGAACACCTTAGGTACAGGTCGTCTTTACTTGTTCGACCACTTCGGATCGACCAGTATTGAGAACATCGTCAACCGTGTGCGCTATCTGGCTAAGGGTATGTCGTGCAAGTATGTGTTCCTTGATCACTTGTCCATCATCATCTCCAGTCAGGAGAGTGGTGACGAACGCAAAGCATTGGACGAGGTGATGACAAAGCTGCGTATGCTGGTGCAAGAAACCAACATTGCTCTCATCTTGGTCAGCCACTTGAAACGTCCAAGCGACAAGGGTCACGAAGAAGGTGCAGCAACATCGCTTGCACAACTGCGTGGGTCTGCATCGATTGCACAGCTTAGCGACATGGTGATTGGTCTTGAACGTAATGGTCAGGCTGAAGACTTGGTTGAACGCAATACAACCCGTGTTCGTGTGTTGAAGAATCGATACAGTGGTGTCACTGGACCAGCATGCAACTTGCTCTACAACAAAGAGACAGGTAGAATGTTTGAGATTGAAGACGAACCTGAAGGAGATGTGTTATGAAGACAATCAAACTGTTAGTTGAGTTGACCTATAACAATGATGCTATGCACGAAGACGATGCCGATGGTATTGCTTGGTTCAAGGATGAAGTCTTAGGTGGTGAAATGGTTGCGTGGTCTAACGAGATAGGGGACGAGCTTGGTTTCATCAAAGTATTGGAGATCCTATGAGTGACGTAGAACAATACTGGGAAGCCATACGAAAGCGATGGCCCCACCCCACACCAAGCTATCAACAGCTTGACCCAATGGAACAGATGATGTTGGTGCAGAGTGTCAACATCTTGTTGCAAATCTTAAACAACCGGAGAGTGTGATGAAAACCTACAAAGAACTAGAGCGTGAAGCTTACATGGCAGGCAACACAGCATTGGCTAAGCTTTATGCTGAGCTTGAAGATGTTGAGCATAACTTGTACATATATGAACAACTGAGGGACGACAATGAGTGACGGCGGCAAAGGATCTACACAGCGACCACGTTCTGTAGCTGATGAAGAATGGGCCAACCGATGGGATGCCATCTTCGGCAAAGACAAACCTGAACAAACAAAGGACAACGATGACGACATGGTTGAACAAGACACTGATCGAAGGTGACTACCTTGGTATCTGCACCAATGAGGCAGACTACTATCGCACATTGAGATACTTGAAGGTGCCCGTGTCAGAATGGGGTAGCTGGTTAAGCTCAGGAGCATTGGCTACAACACACTTCTTAGACTCAGCAAAAGGTAACAGAGCCACTGTTGTCTGCATACCTGTGAAGCCTGAGACAGACGGCATCGACGTTGCAACATTGTTGGTACACGAGGCTGTGCATGTGGTGCAGGAATACTTTAGATGGATTGGTGAAGACAATCCGGGCAACGAGATAGAGGCGTATGCTATTCAGAACGTGAGTGCTTCGCTGATGAGAGCCTACCGTGATAAACTGTTCCCGAAACCAAAGAAGGAAAAGAAAGATGGACTACCTGTGGGACATAGAGACTTACAAGACAGCGTTCACATTCTCAGCGATCAGTGCTGATGAGTCGCATGCTGTAGCGTTTGAATGCTCACAACGAAAGAACGAAGCCCCTGCATTGTTCAGCTTCCTCGACGAGTTGAAGAAGAAGAAACACAGGATGGTGGGGTACAACAACATAGGCTTTGACTATCCTGTGCTGCACGACTTGTTGTCTGTACGAGACAAGGCAGTGACAGTGTCAGGTAAGGCTGTGGCTACACGTGCGTACAAGAAAGCACAATCCATCATTGGTAGTGACGACAGGTTTGGTCATCTCATCCGTGACAACCAACATTATGTGCAGCAAGTTGACCTGTTCAAGATCATGCACTTCGACAATCCTGCAAGGGCTACATCGTTGAAGGCGCTTGAGTTCAACATGAAAGCTGATAGCATTGTTGACCTGCCCTACGATCCTCACTCTGACTTGACCGATGACCAGATTGATGTGTTGCTTGTATACAACATGCACGATGTGAAGATGACGTTGAAGTTCTACAAAGAATGCCTGTCACAAATCACATTCCGTGAAGAGTTGTCTACAAAGTATGGTCGCAACTTCCTCAACCACAACGATACGAAGATCGGCAAAGACTACTTCATCATGAAGCTTGAAGAGAACATGCCGGGTAGTTGCTATCGTGTTGGTAAGAAGGGTGAGCGTCACATCAACCAGACAAAGCGACCAGTGATTCACATCAAAGATTGTCTGTTCAACTACTACGACTTCAAGCGCCCTGAGTTTCAGCTTGTGCTCGATTGGTTTGCTGCACAGTCTTTGACAGAAACAAAGGGTGCTCTGTCTGACATTGAAGAGAGCGACCTTGGTGACCTAGCAGCCTATGCTGAGATGGTGACGAAGCGTCAGAAGTGGTTCAACAAACCAAGCGATGATGTTGTTGCTGGCTTCAAAGCTTTGCATCCAATGGGTTGGGTGTCAGAGGAAGAGTTGAAGGCTAAGAAGAAGGGTGAGAAGCAGTATAGCTATTGGAAGAACTGGAGAGTTGCTACCAACTTGAACGTCACCATCAATGGCTTTCGTTTCGACTTCGGCACTGGCGGTATTCACGGATCTGTTGAGTCACAGATCGTCAGTGAAGATGACAAACACATGATCATTGACGCAGACGTTGCATCAATGTATCCCAACATCGCCATCGCCAATCGTGTCTTTCCTGAGCACTTGTCTGAGAAGTTCTGTGACATCTATCAAGACGTGTACGAGCAGCGTAAGAGCTACCCCAAGGGCAGCGCTGAGAACGCCATGCTGAAGCTTGCACTGAACGGTGTGTACGGTGACAGCAACAACAAGTACAGCCCCTTCTATGACCCGCAATACACGATGACGATCACAATCAATGGTCAGTTGTCGCTGTGCTTGTTAGCTGAGAAGCTAATGGACATTGAAGGCTTGACTATTGTGCAGGTCAACACAGACGGCATCACTGTGAAGCTACCACGTGACAAGCGTGATGATTACATCAACATCTGTGATGCTTGGCAAAGACAGGTTGGTCTACAGCTTGAGTATGCTGAGTATTCAAAGATGATTATTCGTGACGTGAACAACTACATCGCTGTGTACACCAACGGTAAGGTGAAGCGTAAGGGTGCGTATCAGTATGAAGACTTAGGCTGGCATCAAGATCAGGGTGGCTTGGTCATACCGATGGCTGCAGAGGCTGCAATGCTACATGGCATTCCTCTTGACGTGTACATCAGAGGTCACAAGAACAAGTATGACTTCATGCTCAGAGTAAAGGTGCCCCGTAGTAGCAAGCTTGTGATGGTGATGCAGGACGGTACAGAAGTGCAGCAACAAAACATGTGCAGGTTCTATGCTTGCAATGCAGGTGGTGCCCTTGTCAAAGTGATGCCACCTCTGAAGGAAGAAACTGAGCCACGCCGCATAGGTGTTGGTGATGGTTACGGTATGTGGACCTGCAACGACATCAACGACTTCACATGGAAAGATGTCGATTACAAATACTACATTGACGCTGCTGAAAAGTTGGTGATACAATAGGTCTAGCGACCTGAAGAATATAGGAAGCTGACCCCTATTGAATTGGTCAGCATTTAAATCAAAGGAAACTCAAATGAGTGACAAGTTGAAACTGAAAGCCACAGTATATTGGGCTTCGTTGAATCGTAAAAACGAGATGGCTGATGCTTACACAGTTGATCTGTGTAATCTGTCTGACAAAGCAGTGGCTGCATTGGAAGAGATGGGTATCTCTGTGCAAGAGAACCTTGAGAAGAAGCCTGAGCAGGGTAAGTACATCACCTGCAAGAGTCAGCGTCCCATCAAAGCTTTCGATCCAGACAACGAAGAAATCGTTGAAGACATTGGCAATGGTAGCAAAGCAATCTGCATGATTGGCAGCTACGCTTGGACATACAAGAACAAGAAAGGCGTTAGCCCTTCGTTGGCTAAGTTGGTCATCACCGACTTGGTTGTTTACGCTGAAGGTGGCAACATCTCTGCTGACGACGAAGACGTTCTGTAATATCTAAAGGAATCATTATGCAAATCAAATTGGACCTCCACCTCGACACCGTTAACGCTTGCCTGACTGCATTGGGTAAGCTGCCTTACGAGTTTGCTGCACAGCATATCAATGTCATTCAGCAACAAGCTGCCCCACAGTTTGAAGCTGCACAGGCTGCTGCTAAAGCTGAGCAGGCTGAGCAACCAGCAGCAGGCTTGAGCGACTGATGATAGCTTTGCTGGACAGCGATATATATGCGTATCGCGCAGCAGCAGCATGTGAGAACGAAGATGAGATGCAGGCTATCAGATCGGTAGACTCTCTCATCATCAACACCCTCATGTGCGGGGTAGATAAGTGTGGCTATGTTGATGAGTGGAAGCTCTTCCTTACTGGTAAGGGCAACTTCAGAAACGACATAGCCGTAACAGCCCCCTACAAAGGCAACAGAGCAGACAAAGAAAAGCCTAAACATCTGGCTGCACTGCGTCAACATCTGATGCAAGAGTGGAAAGCTGACATGTCTGAAGGTCAAGAAGCCGATGACTCCATTGCCATTGAAGCTACAAAGCTTGGTGACGATGGGGTCATTGTTTCGTTGGACAAAGACTTAGACCAAGTGGCAGGGTGGCATTACAACTTCGTTAAGAAAGAAGCCTACTACATATCTGAAGCTGAAGGGTTGATCAGGTTGTACATGCAAATCTTGACAGGCGACACTGCCGACAACATCATAGGACTTCGTGGCATTGGTAATGTCAAGGCTAGGAAGATGTTGGAAGGCGCAGAGGATGAGACAGAGATGTTTATTCGATGCGTTGAAGCCTATGATGACAACGAAGATAGGGTTGTTGAGAACGCCCATCTACTTTTCTTACGTAGACATGAAGGACAAACATGGACTCCCCCCTCAAACCGAACGATGTAGCTGTAGTGCTACGACCCATCATTGAAGATGGTGTTGAATGGGACGGTGCGTTCCAGATGTTAGTGAGTGTTGCTGGACCTGTGACGCTTGGTGAAGAACCAATGCGTAGCCTGATGACTGTGGCAAGCTACCTTGCTGCTGCTGTTCCGTTGATGGAAGAGAGCGCACGGTTTACTGAGTTGTTGCGTGACAGGGCTGATCAACTATCTGGTGATGTTGTCATCGGTGACAGCATGACTCCGTTGCTAAGACATAACACTAAGTGTGAGGGAGGTGTGCAATGAAAGACTGTAAGACTTGCTTCAATGCTGGTCAAGTATTAGATGGACCTAACCCTGCGTGTTTTGGTTGTGTTGAATACAGCAAGTGGGTGTCTAGAGATTTCTTAATCAATGTCAGCGATGAACCAATCGTAGTGAAGTCTGGTGTCAAGTACGACAACGGCAAACCACAATGGTCTTTGCTGCCCTTCAGAGCACTGACACAGGTCGTTGAAGTGTTGACCTATGGCGCAAAGAAGTATGCCCCTGACAACTGGAAGAAGGTGCCTGATGCTCGTCGTCGTTACATCGACGCAGGCTTTCGTCACTTCACAGCCTACACCACTGGTGAAACAAACGATCCAGAAACTGGTAAGCATCATCTGGCTCACGCTATTTGTTGCCTACTCTACCTTGTAGCCTTTGACTTAGGAGAACACAATGACAAAAGTAACAGTGACTTTTGAAGCTGAGATTGATGTTGATGACTTGGGTGCCGAGTATGCTAACGAAGACTACCTCATCGACACTGTCAAGGAACACATCATCTATGCCATGAGTAGGCTTGATGCAGAGATAACATTCAACAAGGTTGATGTGGAAGGACTAGAATGAAACTAACAATCACTGATGCTGAGAATGGCTTTGTTGTAGCGGTAGAAGATACACCAGACAACACCTACTACTTCGTTGCGCTGGACGTTGACGATGTGTGCGGTATTGTGCAGAACATCTTAGTTGAACCACGAGATGTACTGGACATGACCAACGTTGCCTTTGAAGCTGTACCAAGTGACAGATAAGAAACGCAATGGTGGTGAATGGACAGAGGCACGATTCAAATCTTTCGTGACCTCTGCCCTACGTGCTGCATCACGGCGCTGGCCTCCAAAATACAAAGCTTTGAAGGAAGCTTTCGTAGGTAAGCAAGTGAATGCAAAGACTGGTAAGCTGGCAATGCATTACAAGTGCGCTGAATGCAAGAAGCTCTATGTTGCTACCGATGTACAGGTTGATCACATTAAGCCCGTTGTAGACCCTAAGAAGGGGTTTGTTAGCTGGGATAGTTTCATTGACCGTATGTTCTGTGAGATAGAGAATCTGCAGGTGATGTGTAAGCCTTGTCATAAAATCAAAACTGATCAAGAGAAACTTGAAAGGAAGAAGAAATGAGCTTCATCAAATATCAACACCTTGAACGCTACGGCAACACCGAAGTGGAAGGCATTGAAGTGGGTACATGCTACGTGTTCCCTAAGCTGGATGGCACTAACGGTAGTGTGTGGTATGAGGCTGGCACACTACGCTGTGGTAGTCGCAATCGTGAGTTGGCACCGGACAACGACAATGCTGGTTTCATGAACGCCATGATGGACAATGTACCCGTACTAACGTACATAATGGCGAACAATGAACATGTTCTCTACGGTGAATGGCTTGTGCCGCACACGCTGAAGACCTACAACGACGATGCGTGGCGCAAGTTCTATGTGTTCGATGTGTATGACCGCAGCAAAGAACGACTGCTCAGCTATGACGAATACTCAGCACCGCTCATCGCTGCTGGCATCAACGTCATTGCTCCCATTGCCATCATCAAGAACGGCAGCGTCGAACACTTCACTGAGTGTCTGAGTAAGGCACACTATCTGGTGAAGGACGGTGAAGGTAGTGGTGAAGGTGTGGTGGTAAAGAACTACGACTACCAGAACAAGTATGGTCGTCAGACTTGGGCTAAGATTGTCACCAACGAATTCAAAGCCAAACATCACATTGCAATGGGTGCGCCTGTTGTTGGTTGTGAAATCGTTGAAGAGAAGATTGTTGCTAAGTATGTGACGCAGGCTTTAGTGGACAAGGTTGTTGCAAAAATCACCAACGAAATGGAAGGATGGTCCAGCAAATACATCCCTCGTTTGATTCACACTGTATACTACGACTTAGTCACTGAGGAAACTTGGAACTTCGTGAAGGAGTTTAAGAATCCAAAGGTTGACTTCAAGGTGTTGTCGCACTACACGACAGCGAAGATCAAAGAAATTAAACCGGAGTTATTCTGATGAAAATCGAAATTGAAAACATCAAAGAAAACGAAGACGGATCTGCAGAGTGCAGCGTCTTCTTTGACGCAGACGCTAAAGACTTCCTGATTCGTTATGCGTTCATTGCCTGTCTCACTGAGGCTATCGAATCAGGTAGGCTTGCAACACCAAACGTAGGAGAAGAATGATGTTGTTATCTTTATTGACTGTATTGTTTATCGCATTGAAACTGACAGGCTTCATTGACTGGAGTTGGTGGTTGGTTGTGATGCCTACGTTGGTTCATGTAGGTGTCATCATTGGTGTCTTTGCCACAGCAATGGCTGTAGGAATGAGAAAACTATGAACATCGATACATACCAAACAGAAGCAATGAAGCTTCGTCTGCCAACTGCAGATCGGGAGTATGCCCTATTGAATTTACTAGCCGAGGCTGGTGAAGTGGCAGGTAAGGCTGCAAAGCTGCGCCGAGATGGGGGCGATATTGAGAAATACAATAGCGACATCAAGAAAGAACTGGGTGATGTGATGTGGCAGGTTGCTGCTGTCGCTAAAGATCATGGTTTCA